CCGAAGGAGAGTAAATGACGCTACAGGAAGCATTCAGGGACGGATACAGCGTAGATTGGGTCCCGAATAATATCAAAATTGGGGACACTATAAGGGTTAGGCGTCTAGGGGCCAACCTTGGAGGCTTAAGCATCAGCGCGTTTGTGACGCTTCAATCAGAAGCGGACCTAGATGCAGCATTGGCGGTGAGGCATGGCTGATACGCAGGTAGAAGCACCGAAGTTCGACCCCATCGCCTATCAGCAGAAGGCCAACGAGCAGGAGCAGGCTCGGCGCAACGGCGCTCCGCTCATCCCGCCGGTAAAAGAGCCCGAAAAGCCCAAAGAAGCCGCGAAAGAGGCCGAGAAGCCCGCCGGGGAGCCGGATGAGGACCGCGATAAGCGCATCTCGCGCTCGGACCGCCGCCGCCTCAAGGCTTTCGAGGAAGCCGCCGAGTGGAAGGGCAAGGCCGAAGCATTACAGGCAGTTCTTGATAGACTAGGGCCAACGCCGGTCGCCGCACCTCCGAGCGGCTCCGACGACCCGGAGCCTCAGCGCTCGGCGTACTCATCAGACGCCGAGTATAACCGGGCACTGGGGCGCTGGGATGCCCGCCAGGAAACTCAAAAGATCGTTAAAGAGAGCACGCAGACCGCCGAGCAACGGGCCGCATTACAAGCGCGCGTCAGAGAATCCAACGAAAAGTTCAACCAGGACATAGAGAAGTTCCCGGACTGGAAGGAAGTTCAGGCGGGAATCAAGGCCAAAATGGAGCAGCAAATCGAGGATGGGGAGGAACCGCTGGGGATCGCCAGTGGATCTCATCTGGATTTCCTCCTCAACACCAGTAGGCAGGCCGCCGGCATCGTCTATCATTGGGCCAAGAATCCCGAAGTACTCGAAGAATTGCTCAAAATGGGCGATAACGACCAAACTGACGCATTCAGACAACTTGAAGGCGAAGTAAAAGTGTTGTATAGTTTCAAGCAGGCCGCGCAAGCCGAGGAGAAGCCTCCTAAAGACCGCACGCACCCCGCAGAGGCGCAAGCCGGGCGGAACTCAGCCAGTGAGCGAGATGCTGGCAAACCGAGGCCATCGACGGAAGTCGCTGCTCGGGGAGGTTCCGCACCACCTGAGGAGCCCAGAATTGGGTCACCGGCGTGGCACCAGCGGGAAAACGAACGCGAACGAGCAATGCGCGGGCGCTAATCCCTAAACAGCATTCCCTAGAACCCCGGCCATCCTTTAACCGAGGTGAGGAATGCCCATTAACTCAGTTCCAGTAAGACTGGAAGTGACGGCTGAAGCTCTGCGCATGCTGTACAACAATCTGGCGATCATTCGCTCGATTGGGCGCGAGCATCAGACCTACTTCCAGCAGAGCACTCCCATTGGGACAACGCTCCAGATCAAACGTCCGTGGCGTCCTCAGGGACGGCAGGGGCAAGCCTTCCAGCCCGAACCCATCGTGCAGACCACGGTGCCGTTGTCCATCTCCTACTGGCGCGGCGGGGATTTCATCTACAACGATACCGATGAAGCCCTGTTCCTGGATATGCCTCGCTTCAAAGATGAATACATCCGGCCCATGGCGCTCATGATCGCCAACCAGATCGATGCCGACGCCGCAGCGTTCATCCAGACCACGGCCCCCAACTTCGTGGGGACTCCCGGGACGCTTCCGACCTCTACGGCGACCTACAACCAGGCGCGTACCAGCCTGAACAAGCTGCTGGCTCCCGACCCGGATCGCTCCGTCATCTGGACCTCTGATTTCGAGCAGAACATGGTCGGGCAGGGGCAGACCCTGTTTAACCCCTCCGATGTCATCGGCAAGCAGTATCTGACCGGCGTCGTCGGGCGGTATGCGGGCTTCGATTTCATGCGGGATGAGCAGATTCCGGCCTTTACGGTTGGGACCTATGCGGGCACCCCGCTGGTGAATGGAGCCAATCAATCGGGCACCAGCCTGATTACCGATGGGTGGACCTCGGCCAGCTTGGCGCTCAATCCGGGTGATCGGTTCACCATTTCGGGCGTCTACAAGGTCAACCCTTCGGGACTCCATACCTCCTACAGCGGCACGCAGAACCTGCTCCAGTTCGTCATCACCGCCGCCGTCACGGATACCACCGGCGCCGCCACGCTTCAGTTCTATCCGCCGCTGATCCCCTCCGGCCAGTTTCAGAACGCATCGAACGCCCCCGCCGATAATGCCCCCATTACCGTGGTGGGCACCACCGGGCAGACCGGCGTGCAGACGGCCTTCTACTTCCAGAAGGACGCCTATACCGCTGCATTCATCAAGCTGCACCGACCCAACAACGTCGAATGCGAAGTGATGGGAGGCGCGGAGGATGGCGCTCCGGGCATCTACATCCGCAGCATCCGGCAATGGCAGTCCTCTGGCCCCTACCAGGGCTATGAGACGGAAAGAATGGACGTTATCTATGGATTCGCGGCGCAATATGTGGATTACATGGCGGGCGTCATCTACGGCTAAGGAGACACTATGAGCACAGCATTGACTTCCACCACTCTTTCAGCCGCCGCCAGCAATCAGGTTGGCATCATCAATGTCGCATCGGCTTCCGGCATCGGCGCTCCGCAATCCGGGGGCATTATGCAGAAGCTGTACGTCATCAACCCGGAAACCACCAAGGGCGAGTTGATGGACGTGATCGGAGTGAACGGGACACAGATCAGCGTGACCCGCAACGCCCTGTTCCGTCAGGCGTTCGTCTCCGGTGCCTACGTCGTCATCGGGCAATCGGCTGCCAATGAAGCGATTGGGCTCGGCCCGTCATTCTTCGAGTATGATCCGGTGGGCTCGGTCACCGCGGTAAACGTTCCGATCACCCCCTGGATCAACGTCACCAATGGACTTCAGTGGCTCCGTTCGGTCGATGGCCTGTGGGTCCCGGGGTTCAATAACAGAACCGCTGGACCGGGAGTCACCGCTACCGTGGCATCATTCGCTGGATTCATCTTGCCGAGTGGCCCGCTGTTCCATGTCACTGGTGCGGAGGCCGTTACCGGCTTCACGCTGCCGGTGGGCTTCACGGGCGGATCATTCTCGATCATCCCGGATGGTACGTTCACCTGGACCAATGCGAATAACATTGCCCTCGGCGGAACTGCCGTGGTCAACAAAACGCTTACCTTTACCTGGAGTTCGCAGGACGGTAAGTTCACTCCGAGCTACATCGCTTAACAACGGGGAGGGCGCAGGATGCGAATAATCCAGATTCCTGCGCCTTACTCCAGGAACGTCGAAAGGGAGGAAGAAGATATGGCAGTGATCCAGGCATACCGTGGGGACATGCGAACGGGCGGGCTGAAAGAAAGCCTCGCCAAGTTCAACCGCCACCACAACGAAGAAGCCGGCCAGCTTTTGAACATCAGCGGCATCGACACGGTTGACGAGAGGGGGAATAAGAACGTGCCAGTAGACAAGGATGATCCCCGCCAGCCCTACGTGCATCAGGCGTTCCCGCGCATGGTGTTCCATGCCGAGCGGAAGCCCGCCATCGGGAACTGCGAGCCCGGCGAGGCCGTAGCGGTTGACCAGAAGGAACTGGACGCGCTCTTGGCCAAGGGTTATCGCGCAGAGCCTTACCCGCGCCCGCAGGTGCATCTGGAAGATCCCAAGCAGGAGAAGGCCGCGCTACAGCGCGAACTGCGCGAGAAAGATGGCGAACTGGCTACCTTGCGAGATGCCGCTGCCAAGATGATGGCGCGTCTCGATGCACTCGAATCCGCCGCGACTGATCCCAACAAATAAGCCTTAGGAGGCGCAATGCCGACCGGCCAGGCCGTAATCAATGCAGCCCTGGAGATCCTGGGCGTAAACGAACTAGGCGGCACGCCCAGCGCCTCGGAATCTCAGTCCTCGCTCAACGAGCTGAACTCCATGTGGAACGCGTGGGGTATCGATGAGGGGCTGATTTACGCCGAAGTCTCGATCACCAAGGCGCTCACCGCGGCGACCGCCAGCTATACCATCGGCCCTACCGCATCATTCGTGGCGGCGGTGCCGGGGCGCATTTATAAGGCGTTTATCATCGAATCGAACGGCAGCCGCAACGAGATCAAGGTCGTCAACGCGGATACCTACTACGCCCATAACGATCTGGCGGCAGCGGCGGTGACGCCGGATGAGGTTTACCCGGACTTCAATATCGACCCGACGACCGGCTTCCCGGTGATCTACCTCTGGCCGGTGAATACGGGCACCCCGACGCTTCAATTGATCGTGGGCGCTTCATTCACCACCTGGGCGCTGAACACGACTTACAACATCCCGGAGGGCTTCCAGGATGCCATTCAGTGGGCGCTGGCATGGCGGCTCATCCCGCGTTTCGGCGTAATCGTTCCCGACCCTATCAAGCAGCAGGTGATGGCGATGGCGGAAAAGGCCGAGCAGCGGGTCCGCCAGATGAATGCCAAGAATCGGCAGTTGCCGCCCGATGTGGTTCAGTTGATGCCGCCGCAGCAGGCCGGAGCGCCGCGCCTATAACATGACGGCTCAGGATAGGATCTACACCGCGCTTCGCAAGTGCGGGCAACTGCGCCCCGGCTATATGTCGAACCCTGAATTGCTCTCCGATGCA